AATAGTTTTTACGTTACGTGGCTTCCCACCTGGATTACCCGCCGCACGTTTTCTCTTTACTGCGCTTTTACGTTGAGCTGCAGTCATAGACCGAGCCTTCGAACGTGGTACGCATTTAGGGTACTTACGTTTACTTTTGCCTTTTGCGGATTTTCTACCGCAGGATTGAAACTTGCCCTTTTTCTTTGGAGCACCAATATCAACCCAATCGCCCTTGGGGCCCTTACCAAACCATGCGGTCAGGCCACCAGTGGGCTTAGCCATTATCTATAGCCGCCGCCACGTTTTTTATAAGTTCTAACTAACCAACCGTTGGCATAGGCTGATGGATAGACTTTAAACTTCCGTTTAGCTTCGGCTTTTACCCTAGAATATAAAGTAGGGTTTGTTGGTGTAGCCCCACTTTTTTTCTTAGTAGTTTTTCTTTTTTTTGCTGGCATTTTTACCTCCTGTTTTTGGTATGCTCTTATATTTATTCATTTTCTTCGCAAATTTTTTCATATCTGGTTGCGGTGCGTTTATTCCTGTAGTTTTCACTATTTCTTCTTTTTGCCCATTTTTTTCTTTTTAGATTTTTTCTTAGACATTTCTTTTTGTGGTTGATTTATACAATGCATTATTTTTACGCTCCTCCGTAATCTTTTTTAAATTTTTTCTTTATGTCTTCAGAGGTCATACCATAAACAGTTGGCTTCATTTTCTTTTTTGACCCTTTTTTCATAGATGCCATTGGCTGCATTTTCTTTGCAGGTTTTCCAAAACCAGCATTAGCATAAGAAGTAGTATTTACTTTTGCTACATTGTTGTCAGGGTTGCCAACCATGTCATTTTTCTTTTGTTTTCTTTTTTTACTATGAGTGCCCATTATTTTTTCCTCTTTACGCCTCTACCTTTTAAGATATCGGCAAATGTTACTTTTCCATCTCCAGTTAAGTCTGGAAACTTACCTTTCATTTTTTTAACTTTACGTTTTTTCTTTCGGGCTCTGGTAGCCATCTCTTGTTTACTAGTCATACTATTCTCCTTTTGGTTCTAAGTATTGTGTATCTACCCCAGCTAACTTTAGCAGCTCGGAGTCCGGTAGTCTTTCTAATCTTTCTAATTTATCGACATTTATATTAACTTGGGTTGCTTGCTCGGGTGCAAATAGACCGTGGAGCTTGCACAACGAATCTACGACATTTTTTTCTTCGGTAGAAGTCGCGGATTTTCTGTGGGCTTCTAAATACATTTGGGTCGCGGTGTTACGATCAAACTTTACTTCTTCTCGCATTTCTTCTCTTAGATATTGGACAGCTTGTTGTACCTTTGGTTTTTTAAAAACTTCGTACACTGAATCCTGGTTCTTGTACCCCGCTGCACGGCCCGCTGCCGCTTTGCTCATACCACGTAAAAAATACAAAATTACTCTTTCTTCTTGGACCGAAAGCTCGGACAACTTTACGCCAGCGTAAGGAAAATGCGACTGAAGTTCAGTTCTGTCTTCGTCGGTTACTTCAACTACTTGAGAAGTTAATAAGCTCATACGCTCAAAATAACACATTGGGGTATATCTTGTAAATTTTTTGTTGAAAAATTTTTTTTGAAAAAATGTGAAATATATCACTCATACATCTTCTCCTCTATCATCACAGACCCTACCCCGACCCCGGACCGTTTTCCGTTTACACTTTGTCGTTTCAGTCATTGGAACCTTGTATTGGTTTTTTTGTCGTCAGTCGCTACGCTTTATGACGTTGTTTGTAGAAGTGTGTATTTGTTAGTGTCAGACTCGTAACACATTACTACAGTGATATTCAATCGTTAATTCAGGAGCAGGCACTAGCAACTACTATCATATTAACTTATATTCAACAGGAGTAAATCATGAGTATATCTAAAACTATTGGTAAATACAGTTACCATATTCACAAGGCTATCAAGACTATCAAAGTCCCTAATGTAAAGAAAGCTGTTAGCTCTACCAAAGAGCAAGTCGTAGCTGGATACACAGAGGCATTGGTTCAAGATACACCTAAACAAATGACCTTCAACTTTGGAGGTGACAAATGACATCGTTTATTAAACTCTACATGTGGATGCTTACTATCATACTTTACATAGTAATACTTCCTTTCCTCATACCAGTTATGATTATTACATCAGCGTATGAATTCTTTTGTTATATGGAAAAGGAGATAGATGACTTCGCATTGGAGGCAGTATCATGATGTTAGACATATTTTTATTTCTCTTATCTACATGGGTATTCCTACTCATAACCAGCTTCGTCGTAGGTTGGTATCAATTCTATAAATTCTTTAAAAACTAATCACCTAGAGGGGGCTAACCACCCCCTACTATCATCTATTTACTACTATCATCAGTGCCTGCGAGCGTGTGCGAGCAGGTGCATTGTGCGTGCATGATTGGTTCCGCGTGTTCCACGGACATGTGCCGATGTGGAACCACTTCGTGGAACCAAGAAATATATTGCAACAATGCGGGCTTGCCCACTGCAAAGATGCTCGCGGTTCCATGGTTCCGCTTAAATCAAAACAGAGTTTTGTAACGGACCGTGGACCACGGTTAATGGTTAAAGGTTAACTTAACCTAAAAGTAATGGAACCAGTGGAACCATAACCTAGAACCAGCATTCTTACAGCGTTATTTGTGTTCCACGACTCGTGGAACCAAGTGGAACCAGTGGAACCAAAAATCATACGCCAGTCGCTACGCTTGGTGGCGTTGCTGGTGTATGTGTGAGTTTGATACGGGTGTATCGAGCCACTAAACTTTACTTACCTAGGAGGTAAACATGATGTATTCATTATACATATTAAAGCCAGGAAAAGATGGCAAACAAAGGTCTCGAGAGATTGGGACAGCAACTACTAACAAAGACGGTAGTTTTACTCAGTGGTTGGATGTAGCAATTCCAACTGATGGACAAGGCAACTTCGTTCCTGTGTTCATGAGAGAGATTGTGATGAAGGACACTTCAGCACAAACAACAGCCAGCAATGGCGTTCAACAAGAGTTACCAATAGCGTAACTCTTGTAGCTACCATGTGAGCTAGGCACATGGGGGTTGTTACCGAAAGCACACGCTCGGATGAGAAGCCGAGCATTTCCATTTTATACAAGGAGGTTGATATGGAGGAAGTACATGTACCCAACGAGGTGCTTGAAAAAGCCGAAGCAAGCGAAATGCGTGCGCGAGCTGATTATGTGAATTCTGGTGAGTATCTAAAAGAACTCATCAGAAGAGTAGAACTAAAGCCAGAAGGAGGTAATTATGGCAGATCATTTTGACCCAAGTGACTTGGGACCAGAGGTTGTAGACATGGCAAACGGTGAGACAGGAGAACTCCTGCCTGACCAAAAAACACCAGAGTCTGCGTGGAAACCAGATACCAATGGTGATCCCATTGGAAGTGAGATCAGAGCAGCACAGGACCCTGTGCACTTGCCTGATTTTTACTACAGAAAATATGCACTTGATGGAGAGGGCAAACCGCTTGCTCAGAAATCAAGAGTCGATGGTATCATGGAGGTGTTCAAATCTAAAAAGAATACAGCTATGACCTTCAATGCAACAGACGATGAACAACGAAAGAAAGAAGAAGATTATTATCTTCAACAGGTTCAAACAATTGCAGATGGTCTTTTACCATTGTTAGAAACAGACCCGCAATCAACTGGTATCAACTTTTTACAGTTGACAACCAGGACTTGGGCAGAGTTTGCATCTATTGCTTACGAATACAAAGAAGAAACTGAAGCAGCCAATCCAAACGACGATTTACCTACATGGTTGATTGAACGTGAAGACAAGATGTTCGGTCTCGGTCGTAAAGCAAGAATGCTCTCTGCAGTTGTCGGACTGGTCGGTGAGAACTTTGGTCTTCAAGATCTTGGTCTCAAAGATGCTCGTGTTCAAAACGAGATTGAAAGACGACAGCAAAGACTTGCTGAGTGGAACTTCAAACAGCATGCAGATTCATCTGTACGTGTTGCCACTGAGCTCAACAACGCAACCAAAGAACACACTAAAAATGTATTCTCAGCTGCGTAAACTAACCGGGGACTTCGGTCCCCATTTAGCTACCAATAGGAGGTTATTATGGCTAATAAAAATATTGTAATAAACGCACCGAACTTTCAAACGGTGAACTTAAAGGTAACAGGATTGACTCCTCTTATTCAGAATAAGATGAAAGAAACTGTTATCCAGGAAATGGCAGATGTAAGAGCTGGTAAAAAGACGAAAGTCAACGCAGCTCGTACGGCTATTGATCCTAAAAAAGAATTCATTAAGTCCGCATACGGACAGTCTAATGGTTCTTTTGGCTTTCCAGCATCTGCATTCAAGCAGTGTGCAGTCAGAGCGGGTAAAGGTATAGGACTTGCAATGACAGACGCAAGAACTTTATTCTTCGTGTTGCCTACAGCACCAGATGGTGAATGTGTACAACTTAAGAGTAAAAAGCCTGTCATGAGACAAGATCCTGTAAATGTTAAAACAGGTAAAGATCTAAGATTTAGACCAGAGTTCAAAGACTGGTCCGCAGATCTAAGCATCAGATACGATGCAGACAGAATAACTATTGATCAAATAGCTAATCTGTTAAACCATGGTGGTCAAACTGTTGGCGTAGGCGAATGGAGACCAGAAAAGAACGGTACTTTTGGTACATTCCAAGTAGGAGCATAATATGGATTTAGTGCAAGAGCTATTGAATATACAAGCTAAGTATGGCGAGCTAACAGCCGCAAACGTTTTAAAAGCTGCAAAATTCAAAAAAAGTCCTTTGCACAATTACTTTGATTGGGATAACGATGAAGCTGCTGCTAAGTGGCGGCTTCATCAAGCCAACAAACTAATTGTAAAGGCTAAAGTAACTATTACACCAACTGAAGATCGTACAGTTAACGCTTTTATAAGTGTGCGTACAACCGAAGATGGTCCAAAACAATTTGTGCATGTGCCTGATGCTATGTCAGATAACATGTTAGCTGCTCAAATATTTGAACAGCTAAGCGAAAAAATAATTAAAATAGAAGACCAGCTTATGGCTATGCAGCTTCTTTACGGTGCTACTAAAAAAGCACTAAAAGCAGCTAAAAAGCCAATACAAAAACAAGCAAAATCTTTGCGTAAAGCAAGCTAGGCAGTTGCGGAATGGCACCGTTTGGTGGCGTGGGGTACGTGTCAGGTAAGTTTTGGCAGTTTAGGCAAGTCTTGTTGAGGTTTGGTGGGGTGAGTCCAGGTTCTGTTTGGCAGTTGAGGCGAAGTGGCGTTAGGTTTAGTCTGGGTAGGTTTGTCAAGGCAGTTATGGTAGCGTTGGTTCAGGTCAGGCCGGGTGGCGTATGTTCCGGTATCTTAAGGCAGTTGTGGCTTGGAGAGGTGAGGTTAAAGACGTTGTGGTAAGTTTTGGCAGTCATGGTGATTTATGTTGAGGCGGCGAGAGGCAGGTTCAGGTTTTGTAAGGCAGTCAAGTTAACGTATGGATCCGGTTGGTCCAGGCGGGGCAAGGTCCGTGTCCGTTGCGGTAAGGCAGTTGAAGCAAGTACAATTTATAAA